GGAGGAATGGTACAGAGAAAGAACATTTTTTACTGAGTCAAAGCTGGACACTTTAAAATCATGGATGACTGAAGATATGAAAGATATAATTGTATATACATAGGAATTTTTTGTAGACGTGGCTAGTTACAGCAACATAACACAACCTAAACAGATTCAGCAGGGTTTCACAGAGAGCGATTATAAGAAACTAGTTAAAGAAATGAATTCTTCTTTAGATACTCATGTTAAAGCGAATTATTTAAACTATGTAAAAGGTAATAAAAAAAAGGGAATAAAAGGAAAATTAGCGATAAAGGGTTTTCCTAAAGATCTTAATCCGAACAAGTTTAATGAAAACTTACCCTTAAATCAGAACAAGGTTAGAGCATTTCAAAAAATTACTATACAACGTAGAAAGGGGGAAGGTTTTAACTATAAAATTGATCTCAAAAAAGATGTTAATAAAACTACGTACGGTGACATAATAGTTACTAATACAATCAACAAAGACTTTAATGAGAGTAATAATTATAAAGTAGTTAAAGGCGTACCGAATGTAGTAGCAGGATATAGAGTCAAAAAAAATGGTGAATCCGTGGTTTCAGGAGGCTCTGGTAAGAATGCTTATAGTGTTCCTGTTGAAACATTCACAATGTATATAGATATAACAGGAATAGTCAATGCTAACAAACCTATGTCAAGTGGAAAAAATGCAGAATATCTTACTAAAACTATTTCAGATGCTGTAAGAAAAGAATTTGGTATTGATGGAAAACATGATCCAAAAATTTCAGGTTGGGGAGGAGGAGGAGTATTTTCAAACAGTTACAAAAAAGGTAATCCTCTTTATAAAGCGTCTGGTGGTTATTCAGCAGAAGCATCTGGTAATGAAGCATTCAGAGAAAAATTTGCAAAAATACGTCAAGACTATTTTGATACAAATGCACAAATAGATTATAACAGGATTAATAATGATAAAAAAGAAGCTTACAAACAAGCAATAAAAATAGCTAATACTACTAAAGGAGCAGACTATGTTGATAGAAGAGATGAAATTGAAGCTATTAAAGCGTTGAATAAGTTAGATATTCCAAACAGTCAAAAAAAGAAAATCTTAAATGATGTAGAGAATGTTTTCAAAGATTTTTATCGAGGTGAGAAATTAAAAAAGTTTAACTTTGGATATGGAAAGTCTAGCGGATATGCAGAGAATCAAGGAAAACCTTTATATAACGCTTTCGATTCTAACTATTATAAAAAACAAACTATTCAAGGAGCCTCTATGACAGAGCAGGAAAAATGGAAAGAGGCTGTGGCTAATGATGATCTTGATATTATAGAGAGATTTGGTGATACTAAAAAGGATGCTGAATTTGGATTTTATTTATATAGATATGGACAACAACGAGGACCAGGGGAGGTTAGGGGTAATGCGGCTGAAAAAACAGACATAGCTAACGAGTATACAGAAGCAGCTCCTACAGATGCTCAACTACAACAAATTAGAGATGATTATCTGAGGATACAAAAAGATGATCCCGTAGAAATAATAAACAGTGTTAAAAAGGTAAAACAACTTTGGAATCAAACTAAAAAAGCTAAAAAACAAGGGGATACAGACAATGAACTTTTAAAACTAGCTGGCGACGGTATAAATATAAATAATGCAGATGAATTTCTTTTAGTTCTTAGACAAGCCTCCGTAAATGATGAAGAGGGTGGTCCTTACAAAGGTTTGTACGATAAATTAGTACAAGCAGGAATGGATGGGAAGGGTAATAAGATTAGTGAATTAGAGGATGTTATTACAGGAGTAGTAGGAGAAGAAGCTATATGCCGATAAATTAGAAAAAGGTTTCTCAGGAGTCACAGGAGTAAATAACAATGTTGTTTACAATTGGGAGAAATGGTTTGAGGATTCAATACAAAAAAATTATTCAGAATTTGAAGGTGATTATCTTAAATTAGGTTTCTCAAAAGAAGATGCTAAAGATAAAGCAACCGAAGATATTAAAGTACAACGTTCTTTTGCTGAAAGCTATGTTAAAAATTATTTGAAGCCAAGGTTTGACGAATCTAGATCTATGAATGAATTTGTAGAGTATTTAGATGTTCGAGACGAAGAACAAAACCCGTTCCAAACACAAACTTTATTAAATGCAGTGCAGACACTAGCTAAAACACAAGGACAGGAATTCTTTCAATCTTTAAAAGGTGCGGAAGCTGGAAACTTTAATGCTGATTATTATTTTGACCCTGCTGCTATATATAATATAAAGGATGAAAAAATTCGAAAACAGGCAGAAGCTCGGTATGCAAATCAGAAGAATACTATAGCTTCAGATTGGGACACTGCTAGAGATAATCCTAACAAATTAATTGATAAAAAGAATCCAGGATTAGGAACATGGGCAACGGCTATTTATCGTTATGGAACTGATGTTAATAATAAAAAATCTTTTGCTAAGTTACATTACCAGATTAAGGGAAGAAATCAGGGTTTTGATCCTGCTAGAGATGCTGTTAATCCACTCAAAGTTAAAGACTATATTTATGATGAACTATTACCACTACTGGTAGACGAAGCAGGAAATCCTGAAGTAACAAAGAACATATTTGGAAAATTTATACTCCCTGAAGAGTTTGCAGATGACATGCTTAAAGGATTAAGTCCTGAGGAGACTCCTGAAGAATGGCAAAAAGCTTTGGAGTCAGTAGGTTTAACTGATTTTAAAGGAACAACAGATGAGTTAAAGGGCTATATAGCAGAGGTATTTAGAACTGGAAGTGCAGAAGATATTAGGGCTCAAATAAAATATCTTAATGAAAGAAGAAAAGATCCTGATCAATACTTACTAGGGGTTGAATATATTGATAGAGAAGAAGATTATAAGCCTGCCAATAAGTTACAAGGAGATACACAGCTTTACAAAATTTTTCAAGATGCAGGTTATAAAGGAACAGAGGACGATTTTTATACGGATGTGTTTCCAGATTTAGATCCTAGTACTCAAACTATGTTGAGTCAGGCAGGTTCTAAAGATGGCACCATACAAATAGCAGGACTTGGGACAGCAGATTTCGACAAAGATCCTTTCACAGCTTTTAGTACAATAGGAGGACTTTTTGGTGATAATGAAAGTTCAAATATTTTCTCTGACTTTAGTCAACCAGGGACAGAAACAGATCAAGAAGACGATGAAGACATATTCTCATTTTCTTCAGACAATGACAGCTCTTCTTATTTCGGTAGTTATAAAAAGAGTAAATCAGCACAGGATATATTAGATACATACACCAGTAAATATAAAACGTACTTTTAACTCTGAAGATGGCTAAGAAACATAAAAAGGCGGCGAGTGCAGCAAAAATAGCTAAAGATAAATTAGCCTGTAATAAGGCAAAGAAAACCCCTAAACATCCTACAAAGTCACATGTAGTAAAAGCGTGTAAAGATGGTAAAGAAAAGATAATAAGATTTGGTCAGCAAGGTGTAAAAGGAGCTGGAAAAAATCCTAAAACAGCAAAAGAAAAAGCACGTAAAAAGTCTTACTACGCCAGACATAATGCACAAGACTCTAAACCCAGTATATTCTCAGCTAGATATTGGTCTCATAAGGTGAAATGGTAAATAAAATTGTGTATGATTAGTAATAAGAAGTGATTACTATTATGCACGGTTTTTCTAAAGCCATTGACATTATCTGTAAGTATGAAGGATATAAAGAAAAAGCCTGTGAGGACTCAGTTACTGGCAGCCATCCCTACACCTTTGGTTATGGAACTCAATTTTATCCTGACGGTTCTCCAGTAAAGGCAGGTCACTGTGTGACAAAACAGAAAGCTTTAGAGTTTTTAAAGAATGAGATATACGTTATTGATACTGAAATAGATAAATTACATCTAGATATAGACAGTTCAATGAGAGAAGCATTAATTTCTTTTATACATTCGATAGGATGGGAAGCATTTTTATACAGTAGTGTAATTGATTACATTGACTCTTTGAAATATCATGCAGCTGTAGATGAAATGAATCGCTGGATATTTGATGGTAATCATAAAGCGTTAGGACATCTTTTACATAGGAGACAAGAGGAAACTAATTTATTTTTATCGGAGATAGATACTAATGTAGCTTCTTTACCTAATATTCTTTTAACCGCTGCTAAAGATTATTGTGGTCATCCAAATCAAATACAGGCTCTAGTAACTTTAGAAAAACGAATTAACCCTTATATTCTTACTGAATTTATGAATATGTTTTCTATTGAACTGGAAAATTTACCCGTTCCTGTACAAAACGACACATATTACGAACTTAACTATGGTGATTTTGATAGATAGGCGTAGAATAGATGTAGAAAATAGTAACAACTAATGGATATAAACTCAGTTGAACCAAAAGCATTTCAACTTCCGTTAGAGCTACAGTTTTCCATGCGGAAAGCTGAGATGAGAGCCATGGACATGACCTGGGATCAGCTTTACTTCGCTTTGTTAAGCTTATATCACCAGCGGTTAATGGAGTGGCATGCTCTAAAGTCTCTTATGGCAGAGGAGAATGTTGATATTGATTTTGATGTCCCAACGGATATCGAACTTTTAGATCTTATAGCTAAATCTAAACAGTTCATGCAGGATGAAGAAGATGATGACGGAGATGAGCCTTTAGCTATTTAACCCTATAAGTTTAGATAAATACCATTTAGCCTTTTTTAAGGATTCTATTCCCCCTTTCTGACGTTCACGCCACATATATTTAGCCACATTACCTTTTAAATAACCACGAAATTCTTCTGGAGTTAACTGAGCTTCTATTGCATCTATACACTCTACTGTTCCTGCTGCGTAATGTATTGGCTTCTCTACTGGATCAAAAAAGTGTAAATTTTTATCCGTAGGAGCATGAGCAGGCATCGGACAAAATCCGTCAGTGCATTCTTCCATTGTTTTATTTACTTCCCTGTTTTCGAATTCGGAGATCCTAATGCCAACAAGATAGTTTTCGGTCTCACTGACGTTGCGGGGTAATCTCTCATCGCTTGTTCCATTGAAGGAATGTAACCTGTCAGTCCTGTTCTCTGTCCCTCTGTTTTCAAATTCTTCCTTTCCATTCCTTCTTCGCATGCTGATAATCCTCGATTATACATATCATACAAAGGAACGTCGTTTTTTTCATTATCTATTTCAGCACCAAAATCTTCCATAGATAAACCTCTACACTTAACTTCGTCTTCAATAAACCCATTTAAAAAACTAGTTGCACCGAGCATGGCTATATAAGGTATGATTTCTTTCTCCTACAATAGTATCATGTCAAGATTCTATGATCCCACCTACGACCCCACAAAGGACTCAGGAACCTCTGGAGCAGAGATTTCTGACCTTAACCCTGAACAAGGATATGATGTGGATTTACGCCGCTTTGAGCAGGATCAAAGAGGAGATGTAGAAAGTGTAAATGATAAACAGAATAGAGTAAGAAGATTTTTTAAATCCGCTAAAGCTGCTGGTGCATTTAGACAAAGATCAGGTTTTAATGAACCTTCTATAGGAGGACGTATACCAGTGGGTAAAGCATCTTTAGGAGGAACAGAACTCCCAAGTCTTAGGGGACGTAACTTTGGAGGGCCAGGTGCAGGAGCTACGGAATATGCAACTAAACCTAAACCACAATTTGGAAAGTCTTTCTTTTTATAATTAAACACCTATTGGTTTATTTATACCCTTTCTTTTCCTTTCTGGATAATCTATATCACAAGGATTACCTCTATAAAATAACAATTGAGTAATACCTTCATTGGCATATATTCTATTAAATAAGGAGGTGCAATTACTAATTTGTAATGTTAAATAACCTTCCCATCCACTTTCAGCTGGAGTGATATTACAGAATATTCCTGATCTTGCATAACTGGATTTTCCAACAGCAATGACAGTTATATCTTTAGGTAATTTTAATTTTTCTTCTGCTCTACATAAGCAATACCCATAAGGCGGTAACATGAAATATTTACCTCTTTCATCTTCATTTAATACGGTAGATTTCAATATATCAGTGTCAAAATCCTTAGGGTCACACATGCCTGTTTGTGTACCTCCAAAGAGTAAACATTTCTCTTCAGATAATCTAATATCGTAACCATAAGAGTTTAAACCATAACTAAGAGTTTTCTTACCATTAACTTCCTTAACTTCCTTTGCTACAAAGGGTTCTATCATGTTTTCTTTTTCAACAAGATGCTTAATTTCCCAATCAGATAAGATACTCATAATCTTTTTTTGTGTTCTTCGAGTATATCTAATCTAACAAAGGAGTCTACCTTTTTCACCAAAAAGGAAGTACAAGTTTTATGCGAACTAACACCTTTGCTTGTATTTTTTAACAATGTAGGAGCTGTTTTTAATATACAAATAGGGAAGTCAAATATCTTTTGTTCATATCTAATCATGTCTGGACAATTTGTGAAATAGAGTCCTTGTTTAACTTCCTTTGCTAACCATGACATGTACAATTTACGAAACCATACGGCATGAGAAGAAGTTAAACTTGGAGAGGATGCACGGGTCATCTTCCATTTTTCATTTTTCTTGTCCCAAAAGTATGCTCCACTAGGAGGAAATAGATATACATTTCCGTACCATTGTTGACAATTAAGACCATCATCACTGGGACAAAAGTAACTATCAGCCTCTACATACTTATTAGCTGTCTTTGAACTAGCTACATCTAATTCAATGCCTTCTAATAATGCATGAGCAGATGCAATTAAGTCATAATTAGTAATTAATTCGAGGTCTTCTCTCCTTTTAGTGACATCATGTATGGGCATTAATCAATAGAACAAGGAGAAGTATCTGCTTTATCAAAGTTTTCATAGTCAATTTCTACATATCTAATACCATTTTTGTCTAGTATCATGTAACCAGCTAGCTTATCAGGGTCAATCTGTTCTGCTCTATTCAATATTCTTTTCAAAGACTCACTTAAATCATCATTGTTTATAGATTCACACAACCGAATATCATCTCTTAAGTCTTCTAAGGTGCACCAAGCATCTGTTTTTTGTGTTGCATTTAGTCTCATTATTCCTGGTCCTTTAAGTCTCCAGAATTTTAGATACTGTTCTCCTTGATCAGCCAGTATAAATTTAATAGTGGTTTCTAAGAAAGCGGCCTTCTGGGGGTCCATATCTTCTCCTATAACGGAGGCAATTAAACGTTCTCTTCTATTCATTTTTTTAATAATCCCTGTCTAGTAAGTGATTCAAGTAATTTAGGCATTGGCTGATAAAGTACAACCATTTTTCCTAAAATACCACGCTTTTTTATTAATTTCCCGTTTTCATCTCTTACTTTATTAAACTCTCCTGACCTAATTAAATATTCAGCTACGCATCGTAATCTTCTCTTTAAAGGTAATTCAGCTTGAGGAAATTTACCACATATAGTATCTGCCTTCATATCTTTAAAAGCTATTCGTAATCTGTTAGCTAAAGTCATATTTGAATTAGCATCTTCTTCCTCAAAAGTTTTAACATTTTCTAGATATCTTTTTAAACAACCATCATCAAATGAACCTTCTGGAGGTATAAACATTTCCACTTGTAATTGTAAAGATTCAGATAATGTTTG